AATTCGACTACCATCATCAAAATTTAGTTCTAGTTCTTTAACTTCTGGTTTTGTTTCTGATGTATCAGATGCGGATTCATTCATCCATTTATCTGTTTTCTTCCAGTAGTCAGCAACAGTTTTAGGGAAATCGATAGCAGCCTGAGCAGCTTGACAGACAGTCGGTGCCCACTCGCAAAACACAGGGAAATTTAATGTAATGTCAGTCGGCGGAGCTTTAGGAGCAGTCGGATCATTTGGATTCGTTTGAGGCACAGCTTGCCCTTGAGCTGTATTCGAAGTTGGAATAGCTTGAGATGTGTTTAATTGTTGAACCATGTCATTTGCAGGAACAATTTGTTTTTGTTCATCTTGTTCTAATGCAGTATCAGCAACTGATGAAACGTATGCTTTGCCTTCAGGTTTTTCTGCAATTGCATCAGACATAATTCGTGCCGCTACAGCGTCATAACCTAATCTTTTCGTTTGTGATGTATCTGGTGCAGGCGGTGCATTAGGATCATATTTAGGGTTGATAGATGCAGATACTACATAACTATTAGATACACCCTTAGTATCAACTATATAACAACGATAATTCGTCGCATTTTGTTGAACCATTGATGTGAGTTGAGTCTTAGTAACTGTAGCAATATTGTCACAAGCAGCTTGAGGAGTGAAAAAGAAAGTAGCTTGTAGACCTGAGTTACGCCAGAGATTGTTAACAGTCGGTGGGCAGTCTGAATAATCTAATTTGCAGTTTGTTGGTGCAGGATTTTCACCCGGAACCTTATAAATAACTTCATTGTTCGCAGGATCCATAACATAATCAACGGAACCTATTAACGCTTTAATAGCAAGATCAACTGCCAAAACAGCACCAGTTCTAACAATCATTTTGCTAACTTGAGTAGCTGTTGGTGTAATTGCAGCAGTTCCCGTAGCTGCATAATTCTTACCATTTAAAACTACGTTTTTTGCCCCGTCATAAAACGTTGTAGCACCTTGTACTAACTTCTTAGTTACAGACCAGCCTTCACCAGCAACAGTAGTTGCATTAGCTGATTGAAAGAAAATGAAGTTAGGCGTAATGGCTATAATGAAGATCTGTAGCCAGGTGATTAACTTAAAATTATCAATACGCAAATTACGAAAACTAAGACGATTAACCATGACATACAAACCCCTCAATAAAAGATGGGGCAACTAGTGCCCCGATTACATCTTGTTTTATTACAAAGCTCGACGGATGATTTTCCACCCTTTAATCGCAACCATGACAAGTAGATAAGCAGCACCTACAAGACCGATTGGAGTGATTAAATCGCTTAGTTCAGAAGTAACAGGAGTTACATCAATTGCAGCGTTAGCAAAGTTAGTCATTGCCAATGCAGATGCACCAGTAAGAACAACTGCAAGTGGTAAACGTTTAGTTTGTGGTTGAGTTTGAACAGTTTTAAGTTCGCCCATGGTTTTTCCCCTTTATTTGAGCAATCGACCAATTTTTTTAAAGCCCCAGGCAACAGCAATACAAATTGCTATGCCTACAGCTATATCACCCGCCTGGTCATACGTGATTTCGGGTAATCCTAGAAAACCAACTTGCACCCATGTAAGGCACTGGTTTGTAGCCTGGTCAATTTGGGCACATTGGTACATTTTTTATGATCCAAAAAAACGTAAATCCGAAGATTTACGCTAAGTCCGCAGACGAAAATACAAGGCTTCGATTGCGCTGATGTAATGTTAATTGAGAGATAGTTTCACCACTTTGAGCGAGTGCTTCTAGAGTAGCTGCATCTTGTGGTTTATCAGGATTGATGTATTTACGTACAGGCTCCATAACCTCAACGAAATAAAAAGCCCCACCATCAGTTTTTTTAGTTCCCTTTTGAACTTGTGCATTCTCAATGATTGTTTTTACAGACATTTTTTCCCACCTTGTATTTATACGGTTAATAAATCAGTACAATTAGTATGTTGTCATGTTGTCATGTTGTCAATACAGCAAGTAATCATGTTGTTAAAATAAATTTCGTCAGGTGCATAAAGGTTTGAAAAATCGATGATTTCCGCATATCTAAGAATTAACAAAAAAGAGGAAAAATCCCTCTTAGAATTATCAGAACAAGTTAATAAGCAGAGACTAGATTTAAAAATGGGCGTACTAAAAGAAAGTGAAATACTTCATCGACTTATCAATGAAGCATTCAAAAAGGCAAAAGCCGAAGATGGCGAAGTAAAAATTAAATAATCCCGCGATAAGTCATGAAATCAATTTCATGACTTTCCAATGTATCGATTTCTTTTTGTATTAATAAACTCAAATTATATTCAGCAGATCCAGAACCAAAGCAGCCATTTTTATAATCATCTTCAAGCCAAACCAAATATTCATGACGCTTCTGGTACTTCTTAAGAATATCAAAAACAATCTTTTCAACTTCAGTAAGCAGGATACTAGTTAACTCGGTTTCTTCAGCTAGTTCCTCATCTGACTTCTCAGCAATATCTAGATCGGCTTTAGCACCACGTGACCACACAAGTTGACGTTGCCCCTTAAATGTTAATGCAAACTCTTGAAAAAGTTTTGATGCTAATTTTCCATGTATTTCAACATCTTCAACAGAAAGTTGAAGTAAATCAAATGCAGAAAAAGAATCGCCACGACCCTTTTTAATATGTCCCTTGGTTAATTCGTTCTCAATACCCCATTTCGAAACGTACTTATCTGCATAAGTACCATCTCTTAAATCTAAACCATGCTCGTTAGGCATTGGTAAACCAGATTTAACACAAGCAGCTTGCCATGCTCTTAATAGTTCACAAGTGAAAGTTGATTCAAGTTGAATGGATAAATCATTGTTTTCACAAAATAAAAGTATATGGAAATGAGGATGCCAACCATTAGAACCAAAAGTTACTTCAAAAGAACGAACCATGTGAACACGACCCAAAAGAGCCAAAGTTTCACGACCTAAACGACCCTCAAAAAATCTTTTTAAGGCAGCACGCTGAGCATAAATCATGCCTTTCAAATATGTATCTGACGAGTGTGGGTTAGTAAGCGTTAATAGCCTAAGCACGCCACCTCTATTTTTCCATTCGGCACATGCTTTTTTTAGTTCTTCTCTACGTTTTTCAGTAACTTGCTTTGCACAGACAGGACATGACCAAATAGAACCACAACGCTGAACATTAGCCCAATGAGCCTTTTGGCGTTCTTCATTAAACATAACAGAACGTTTCTTTTCTTTATCGATACGTTTCTTTAAACAGTTAGTTACTCTTTCAGTAGGTAACAATTTAGATGCCTGGTCCTGAAGGATATAATCGTGAAGTCTCTCAAACCCTTTGTTTTCAAGCTTGGCATGAGATTTCGTAAATATACCAAGGGCGGATTTTTTTTGACTTAATCCTAGATTCATATGATAATAGTCCCGTGTGTTAGCAGTACACAAAGTTTCAAAAAGGACCGTCGGCAAACGGTCCTTTTTTCTTTCCCCAAATTTAAATGTTGTCTTTTTGTCTTGTTGTCATATTAGCACTTTTAGATTTTGAAAATAAATCTTGCTGTGCGTACTGTTTCACATATTGACGCATAAATTTTCTTAATTCTTGCGATGCTGTAGAGTCCTGGGATTTACAGCAAGCTATGAAAGTGTCTTTTAATTCCTGGTCAACACGAATTGGCAAATTAGATAACATGGCTATAACTCCTACTTTGTATATACACAGTATATACTTAAGAATTAAAATGTAAATACGTCTTAGGCTAAATTATTCCTAGCAAATTTAGATAGAAAATATATAAAGCCCCACAAAAAAGGGCGAATATAAAAAAGGTTTTATCTGTCATATAGAACACTTAACCACAGAGAGGAAAGAACCACATAACAACCCTATTAAAAAGAAAAACATAGCCGTAAAAATAAAAGCATGAATAGGGAAAAATTGCATTTTAAATTTACGTACATGTGCATCATGTTTTGTCATATTTTGCCAATCCTATAAAATTTAAAAGTGTTGATTTTATTCATTTTTTTCACTCCCGGATTAAGCCTGGAGAGAGACCAGCAATGTAATAAAATGCCAATTACTCCTCAGCCCAGTGTTGCTGTAGATGTGCCTCAAAATCCTCTTTTAAAATCAAGTTTTGACACAAATCACAGGGAGTATATTTAGTTCTTATTTTCTTTAGTGCAGGCATATTGTCAGATCCACCTGCTCCAAAAATAGTGAAATAAATATCCGTTAATTCACCCAATGTTAGATCAACAACAATCGGAGTTTCATTATTAAGATCATAATATTTAATTGTCATATTCTGGTTCCAATATTATCGGCGAGCGTAGCTCGGTTCTTACCGTGTTATGCCCCAGGGAGCTTGTAATCAGAGAGAAGAAGGTGCTTGTGCGGGTTGTGTCAGTTCGCTCGTAGACACTCGCTCTGCTGATTGTGTTTGAGCAAAATAGTTAAATGGTCTGTCATTCTGTTCTATTAGCCTCTTGCAGTCTGATTGCGCCACATCATGCAAAATAGTCCCCTGTTGAGTGTATGCAACATAACGACCATTCTTTTTAATACAGCCACTAAAAACGGGTTTTGCTGTGACTGTATATTCAATTTGCGATTGGTCAACGTCAAAGGGTTTATTGGGATTATATTTAATCGCTATTGTCTCCATCCGGACATCATTTTTAGCTTGAAGTTCTGCATTTCTTTCGCCTGGATTCTCCAGGTCTTTTCGTTGATCTGGAGTCAATCCGGATCCGTCAATTTCTTTTGGTTTTTGCTGAGTATTTGCCTGGGTAAAAGCCGATGGGTTAATCATCTTTTGAGTGCCAGGCTTAAAGTATGAATAACCACCATAGGCTGCTAATGCCAGGATCCCAAAAACGACATAACCTAGCTTTTTAGGCAGCTTCATCTTTACATGATGAGCAGTAGCAGACTTGTAGTAGCTGAACAGGTTTTTAGGGTATTTAAATAGAAATTCGTTCTCTGCTAGCTCTCGAGACGATAAAGATTGTGGCTGTTTACGCACAGATCTCCAGTAGTAAACACTTGCCAATTTTGCCCCATAAGGACGATGCAAGTGATAGTGCTCACCGACCAGATCCAGGACAAACGCATTTAAGAATCGAGGACTTTGAGTGATGAACCAAATGTCATGGCCAGTATGACGATGTACTTGTAATTTCTGTACAACATCATCTTTATTAGCTGAAGTACCAGATCTGAAACGCTCATGTTGTTGCGCTTCATCATAGATAACAATTGAGTTATCTGGAGTTGTTCTCCAGTCATCTGGTGACTTTTCAACGCCATCAATTTGAAGCCCCTCGATGTCAGCAAAGATCTGACGTTCAGGAAATTGTTTTTGTAGTTCTAATATCTTTGAAACAACAAATAGGCTTTTCCCTGAGCCTGGTGTACCAGTAACCAAAATTATCATTTTATAAACTCCAACAAGTTAATCAGTGTCGTTATGTGCGTGCACGGCACGCCAAACGACACTGATTAACTTGATAATTTCTGTATGCCTATTTGGGCAGATTTAATAATTGCGTAAGTGCTCAAAGCACCAATAAGAATGCCAATTGCTTTATCACCGCCACACATGCCTAAAAACGCAAGTGCACTCGATGTACCAAAACTCATATTTTGTGTTGCACGGGCGATATAAATACTGATTAAGCCCTGGACAACATGTGTTGTAAAAAGTCCAATTCCCGCACCCAAGAGAACACGTTTAAGCGCGGATCCGAGCAGTAAAGTTAATGCTGTATAAAGTATTTTTCCCATTACTCACTATTCCCCCGTGATAAGCCCATAACTATGTAAGCCCCAATTAAATAGGCGGATCCAATGACAAAAGGTCGAATCATGATCATGAAGTTGCATAAGGGTTCAAAAGAAAAACTTGCATCCTGGGTAACACCCATAAAAGTGACCTGAATAGGTTGTGGCTGTGGGCAAGTTTGATCGAAATTAATTCGACTACCATCATCAAAATTTAGTTCTAGTTCTTTAACTTCTGGTTTTGTTTCTGATGTATCAGATGCGGATTCATTCATCCATTTATCTGTTTTCTTCCAGTAGTCAGCAACAGTTTTAGGGAAATCGATAGCAGCCTGAGCAGCTTGACAGACAGTCGGTGCCCACTCGCAAAACACAGGGAAATTTAATGTAATGTCAGTCGGCGGAGCTTTAGGAGCAGTCGGATCATTTGGATTCGTTTGAGGCACAGCTTGCCCTTGAGCTGTATTCGAAGTTGGAATAGCTTGAGATGTGTTTAATTGTTGAACCATGTCATTTGCAGGAACAATTTGTTTTTGTTCATCTTGTTCTAATGCAGTATCAGCAACTGATGAAACGTATGCTTTGCCTTCAGGTTTTTCTGCAATTGCATCAGACATAATTCGTGCCGCTACAGCGTCATAACCTAATCTTTT